GTCCTTGATCTTCTGCACCAGGGATTGGGAGATCGGCTCCCCCGACTGGATTTCCGAATCCGCCAACGCGATGTACGGCATCTTGTCACCTCACCAGACGTAGTAGCCTGCGTCCTCGTTCTCCATAAGACCGGTATCCTGCGTGATGAACCCATATTCCCGTTGCGTATCGGTGGCAGCCAGATAATTCGGGTACCCATTCGGAGCGATCAGCGCCAGGCGCCGCGTAGAAATCTTAAGGAGCGAGACCTTCAAGCTGAAGTCGTCCTGCAGCTCCCGCTTCACCACCTGGAAGATCTCGTTTGTGACGGGGTCCCCGTTGAACCCGACCAACTCGTCGGTATCCAGCCGAACAAAGTCCCCGGTCTTGATCCCAAGGTCGCGCAGAGAGAGGGAGAGCGCGATCAGCGGCTGAGCGTCCCTGCTTCTGCGTACCTGCCGCATCCCGAGATTTCTGACATATGTCTCGGCGGAATCTTCCTCGTTCGTTAACGGATCGATCCATCGGCAGAAGACCTTCCTCTCGACGATGTCCCCGTACGAGGCTTCCGCATCCGCGTCCACCGCGATGTCCAGCCGGTCGAAAGTCGCTGGATCATCCTTTTTCCCCAAGACCGATTTGTGCCAGTAGATCAGCATCCGGGTCAGCCGGGATTTCTCGTTAAAATCAACGGAAGCCGAGTTATCGACGATGTTCGCCCCGTCCGTCATCCGGTAGTAGGCCCGCCCCGGTGCGTTCTGGACGTTCCTGCGAATCGTGATTCGCAAGTCCTCTCCGACCCACGCCTTCGCGTCGAGGATGTCGGTGATCTCGAAAAACAGTTTGTCGAGGTTCTCCGGCTCGGAGAGCACCGCGCGGAACAGCAAGTCGTTCCCGGGAGTCCGTTTCGCCAAAGCGAACGCGTCGAGATCGATGTCCGCGTCCGCGATCCCGGCGTCTACCCGGAGCATCTCCAGCAGGATGTCCCAAGGGTTCGCGGGGGCGTAGTAGCGAACCGACTGGACCTTATCCCTCGCTTTGTACTCGGCTGCTGTCGTGCCGAAGGCACCGCGCGTCAGCGTCTGGAGGGCTTTCGTCGTGGTGTTTAACGTTGCATAGCCGATGATCTCGTCCTTGATCCGAATGTACCCAGGCCCGGATCCCAGCCCCTCGACGCTAGTGAGCGTGATCTGCCCGGCCTCCACATTCGACAGGTCCGACGCAAGCTTGATATCGAGTTTCGGGGGCACGTCGATTTTGGAGAGGTCCTTCAGCAGGTCTGTGGACTCGAACGTGAACTCCCCGTTCTGCGTCGTCACATTCGTCAGTTTCCCGACCCACGTCCGGGTGAATTCTCCTTCTGCCATCCCGACCTGGCCCTCGTAGATCTCCATCAGGCGGCCCTTGTAATTCGGGTTCCGGGACATGAACCGCTTCCAATACGAGCGGAGGGTGATGATTCTCGCTATCCTGCTTACGGCAACGACGGACCCGCCGCCGGAGATGGCTGGAGATCCAAGCGCTCCCTTCGCCTCGACGATAACAATGGATCCCCTGCCGGAGATGGCCGAAGATCCCAGCGCTGCCTTCGCCTCGGCGCCGATCGCGACTCCAAAACAGCTATTGAACTGATCATTGCCGGTGCCAACAGTCCCCACCTTTGCCACATACGACAGATCGGAAAGCAGCCTTTTTACAATGCGGTTATTGCCTGAATCCGCAACGTATAACCAAGTGCCGTCACTTGTAGCGCCGAACGGATTTTCAAAATTATTGTTTCCCGAACCTTGTGTGCCGATCTTCGATACATACGACAGATTGGAAAGTAACCTTTTCACAATGCGATGGTTGTATGTATCGACTACATACACGTAAGTGTTGTCATTGGTAATGCCATACGAATAATTGAACTGATCGTTGCCAGCTCCAAAAGATCCTATCTGCGAGACATACGACAGATCGGAAAGCAATCTTTTTACAACGCGATTATTGAATGTATCGAACACGTACAAGTAGGTGCCGTCATTTGTAATTCCACGCGGCAGGTAAAAATTATCGTTTCCGGAACCTTGGGTGCCTATCTTCGCCACATATGACAGATCAGACAGCAGCCTTTTTACAATGCGGTTGTTGTATGTGTCCGATACATACAAGTAAGTGCCGTCGTTGGTTGCACCAAAAGGCTGGTAAAAATTATTGTTCCCTGCACCTTGGGTACCGATCTTCGCCACATACGACATATCGGACAGCATTCTCTTTACGATGCGATGGTTGTATGAATCCACTACGTATAAGTAGGTATTGTCCCTCGTGACCCCCATCGGATTGTTAAACTGATCGTTACCGGTACCAACAGTCCCAACCTTTGCTACATAAGACAGATCAGAAAGTGATCTTTTTACAATCCGATTGTTGACCGTGTCCGCCACGTAAAAATAGTTAATCATATGATCGTCGCCTCAGATGCGACCGGGCCCAAGAAGGTATGGGTCCGTGTCCACATCCTGGTCCATCTCGTCCACCATGGTGACGGACACCCGCGCGTTGACCGTCAGGTTCGTCTTGATCTCTGTGGGGAGAAGCTTCACGGATTTTACGTACGGGCGAACGCCCTTGAACGGAAGCGCGGCGTCGACTTCGCTGTACTTGTATGTCTTGCCGATATTGTCGAACGCGGATAGGTATTTGCACGTCTTCCACGTGTTGAAGCACGGCGTCCCCGTGGCGAGGCACGGGGCGGTGCCGAAGACGTTCCCGCAGTAGTCCAGGTGGAGATAGACCAGCCGGATCGGTTCGTGCTTCGCTGGAGCCCGGACCGCGACGTCCGTGTAGAAACGGACGCCTTTCGCCAGAATCTCCCCGCCGCCGTGAACGGCCGGAGGAGCCCTTGCCTCCTTGGCTCCATCCACCCACAGGGCCCCGCCACCGGGGAGGTAGGCGTAGTGGATGCTGCCGCCCGTTCGGATGAACGCGATGACGACCGCGCCGCCCCCGGAAAGATGTGCCGCGACCTTCGCGCCTTTCCAGCCCTGCGCCGCGGTGGCCCCGCCGCCATGGACGAGGACGGCCTTCCGCGCCCCCGCTCGTCCTGCGAGGACGATGGTCCCGTTTCCGGAAACGGCTGGGTCTCCCAACCCTCCCTTCGAAACAGCAACGACAACGATGCCGTTCCCGGTACTGGCGGCGTCTCCGTACACTCCTTTCGACGCGACGGCAGCAAGCGATCCGCCGTCGGAGAGATGGACGGTTTCCTGCGCCCCCATGCTCCCTGCGACAATAAGAGAGCCGCCGCCGGAGACGTTGTTCATGACGCTTTCCGCCCTTAAGCGTTCAGATCAAGCGTCGCGCTCGTGAGCGTATACGTCCCCTGTGAGGCGAAGGTCTCGTCGGTCACGTCCGCGTACCCGAGAAACGTCCCTCCTGAGACCGCGGACCAAAATCCCACATGAGTGACCGTCGTGGATCCCGGGACGTCGAAGACCGGCTGGTTCGACGCGGCAACCTCGCCTCCGGACGCGGCGGCGATCGTGATCGCCTTCCTTGCGTAGGCCGGGGATCCACCGGTTACTTCGTTCGCTCCGGTATCCCCGGGACTCGCCGTATGCAGCGAGGCGTATGCGATGGCCACCGTCGGGTTTGTCCCCCGCAGAGCGTCGAGCATCAAGTTCTTTCCAGCAGTTGAGTACGGCATGGGTCAATCCTCCTTATGGTTTGCTCATTGAACCGGAGGCGGCGGGGGCGGAGCAGGCGGCGTCTGCACGACCGCCACCGTTTCCCGCACTCCTTCGAGATCGATGTCGAGGGAATCGTAATAGGTAAGAACGGACACTTCCGGTTTGTACGTGTACTCCGCCTTGAATCGGACGAACCGGACGTCGTCCGGGTAGGAGTCCAGATCCCACGCCCAGAAGAAAGGATGGAGGTCGCTTGCGTAATTCAACCAGAACGGAAGGAACACCGATTCGAGCCAGTTCCTGTCAAGATACGAGAATCGCGCGGAGATCGAATACGGCTTGTATTTGACGTAATGCGCCAGCAGGTGGCCGGCTTTGCTGCGCTTGCTTCCGGATTCCATTCCCTCTTCGACCGGCCTAAACGGCGCGTCCATCGGCACGGGGAATGTAAGCCGGGCCCCCAGCACGAGGACGGCGATGTACGGAAGAGCATCGGTCGCCGGATCGATCAGGACGCGCCAGTACCGCGCAGCGACGGAGGGGAACACTTTCAGGATGGCAATGTCGCTCGTTGGAGTGAACGCCTCCAATTGCTGCGTCCATATATCCCCATCGTCGGAAGACTCAACGGATATCTCCGCCTGCACCGTTCCCAGGTTGTGCCCGATGATCCCGAGGGTATCCGCGCTCTTTGCGGCCCCGCAATCCACGGCGATGTCCTCATACCCCGGCTCTCCCGCCTGCCAGAAGGTGAACGTCTTGAGGTCCACGACGTTTAGGGCGGAATATCCCGCAGAGGTGTCGGTCGCCATGGGAACGCCGTCCAGGAACCGGTTGTCGTAGAGGATGATCGGGTTCATGCGACCCCGTCTCCGATCGCCTTCGTGATCGCCGGGACGAGCTCCCGGGCGAATTTATCGTGGTCCACGACGTTGCCGTAGATGTGGACGTTGACCGTGGGGGAACGGACGGTCTCCTGCGTCGCGGAAGCCGTTTCCGGCGCGGCGGGTATGGACGGTGCGGATCCTGCCCCGACGCTTCCCGCAACAGAAGCGCTCGCGCCGCCGCCTGGCTTCATGCTGCGGATCGCGTTGACCTGCATCATGCCGAAAGCGATCGCCGCGGCGGCGGCCGCAGCCCCGAGGAACGGGCCGACGATCGGAATGCCGGCGAGGGCGTTGTACGCCCCGACGGCTGCGGAATAGGTGTTCATGATCGTCTCGCCGATCCGGAACGCCTTCATCATCTCGAAGGCCGCGCCGCCCTTCTGTCCCTGCATCACGTAGAGGGAATTGGCCAGGCTGCCGAGCATCCCGAAGGTGGCCGCGGTCATCGCCACCTTTTGGGCCTGCGCCGTCGCCTCCTGCTGTAGGTCGTACTCCCGGTAGGCGTCTTTTATCTGCTGTTCGGACGCCCCGATCTCTTCGAGATACATGATCTTCTGGTCCTGGAGAGCCGACCAACGCTCGAAATCCTTTGTGTACGGATCCTCCCCGGCGTTGATGGCCGAGACTACCCCGAGGTTCTGACCGAACTCGCTCCCGCCGATCTTGCTAAACGCCTCCTGCGTCCTGGCGGCCTGCTGTTCGAAGAGCAGATCCCGCTGCTCCCGCAGGAGATCCGCGATTTTGCCTTCCACCTCCACCCGCCGGGCGGACAGATCGAACGCCTCCATCGCCTTGCTCGCCACGATCTGATCCTGTAGGACCGCTTCCTTGCCCAAGATCTCCAGCAACTGCGCGTACGTCCCGACAAACTCCCCCTCGATCGAGAGAGCCTCCATCGCCAGCCAGTTCCGCTGCCGCTGGATCTCGAGGATGGTTCGTTCGGACGCTGCTTTCTCCGAGATTCCTTCCATCTCAGTGGTATAGCCAGACTTGACAGCTGCCGCGCTTAACTCCTGCCCGGCCCGGATGCGCTGCTCCTGCGCGTCCAATTCGGCCTTCCCGATCGCCTGCGCGGATTCGAGTTTCCTTTTCTGCGTCTCCTCGTGCATCTTCAATTCGATGGTGGAGATTTTTAAGGCCCGGGCGATTTCCGCCTCGTCCCACTTCGCCGAGTAGTCGGCGTACATGGCGTCGTAATGGATCTTCGCGGCGTGAAGGTCGTTGAGCTTCTGCTTCTCGTCCTCGAACCACTTGTTAAGCCTTATGAACTCCCGGTCGTATTCGCTCGCGGAGGCAATATCCTTCTCCTCGATGTACTTCCGGTACAGTTCCGCGAGCTGCTCGAGCTGTTTTCGATTCCCGTCGCCCCCCAACGTGGGAAGAGGAACGCCGCCTCCCGCCTTTCCCATGTCTCCGAGGCTTGCAAGCGCCCCCTTGATGTTTTCAAACGCATCCACCGCGGACCGGGCGGCGTTGCCGTAGGCGGTGTCGGCCTTCTTCGCCCAACGCTCGGTGGCCCCTTCGGTGACATTCAGCCAGTCGGTAACCATCGCCCCTGTGGTAACGAGCGTATCGAAGGCTCCCGCCAGCCCGTACACCAGCGTCATGGCGACCTGGAAGACCGCCATGAAGGGCTGGCCGATGATCAGGAGAAGGCTCCCTAAGAAATATTTCATCCGCTCGACGGAGTTGTTGAACCGCTCCATACGGTCGGCCGCAGAATCCAGATCGGGCCCAAGGGTTGCCTGCACCTGCCCCATCCGCTCGGCAACGACGGTGTACATCGCCTGAGCCTTCTCGGCTTTGCTCATCGTGTCGGCGTATTTCCCGTATTTCTGTTCCAGGTCGACGATGCCGACTAAGGCTTTTAAGCCCCGCTCCCGGCCCGTGGCGATAGACTGGGAAAGCATTTCGAACGCATCGGCGGTCGATACGGTGCCGGCCTTGATGTGCGATAAGGACACCGACCACGAGGCGATCTGCGCAAGCTGCTCGGGACCTAGGCCCTTCATGAGAGCGTCTCCTGCAACCTTGGCGGCGGCCCCCATCCCGATCAGACCTTTCGATTCCTGCTCGATCCGCCCGACGAGATCCTGCGCCGTCATCCCGTACTGCCGGGTCAGGGCATCTAAGGAGGCCATCGCCTCGTCGGTCTCCGCCGCCTTTTCCATCAGCCCCCATATCGACTGGAACGCTTTGACGGCGGCGTAGATCCCGACGGACACCTCGGCCCAGTGGGATTTCAGGCGCTGGGTTAAGGACTGCGTGCGCCCTCCCAGCTTCTCCGTCTCGTCCCCGACCATCCGGATACCGGTAATGGCTCCGGTTGGATCGGCGGTGATGACGACGCTTATCCTGTTCTCATTGGCCATCGGGCACCTTCGGAGTCTCCAATTCGCGCTTCATCGCGCCAAGATCCAGCCATTCCTCGATGGAAAGATCGTTCTGAGCGAAGGGGACCCCCCCCTGCTGGAGTGAGAACAGGAACCAGATATGGCTGAACCACGCAGACGGGATGTACGGTTCCCGGTGTTCGCATCTCGCGCATATTTCCGCGAGGTGCGGGCCGCTGCCCTTGGCGCATCCCTTTTTACGCTCTGGGGTGCAGTTCTCTCGAAGGGCCGTGAGCTCTACCCCAAAGGGACGATCTCTTCCGCCTCCTCGCCGAACTCGACATCATCCGCGCTCTGCCCGGAACGGATCCCGTCGAAAACGATATGTGCGACGGTCGTCACGATATCGGCGGCGGTTTCCTTAAGCAAATTCTTCCAGTCCTCCCGGTAGTGGGGGGATGCCGGATCCGCGGAGATCGGCTGCCCGTCGTACCCAAACGCCCCCTCCTCGAACCCCGTGAGGATCTCCAGGCCGAATTTGAGTGCAGGATCGAAGTTATCCACCACGACCTTGTTCCCCTTCCGGCGGATCGACTGCTGGCGGTACGACTTCACCTGGCTGGTTGTGGGCGTTGCATAGAACACACCGATCTGCGTACCGGATAACGTGTCGTCCAGGACGAGCTTGTTCCGGTCGTCTTTTTTAAGGTCTCTCATGGAACCTCCGTTTTCTTAGTTGAACGTCACGGTTACGTCGTCCTGGCCGGCATCCGGGCAGACCAGGAGGGAAAGGGCGTGGGTGAGGATCCCCTCCCGCTCCCCGAACTTGCTCGAATCGACGACAACCTTCGGGCAGTCAAGCTTCATCCGGTTGCCGGGTATTTCCCCGAAGGTGATGGAGAGCGCCTGCTCGGTCCCGTCGGTTAAAAGCGTTAGAGGATCAAACGAGGAGAGCGCGGGAGCTTCCGGGTCGATCTCCGCCGTAACTTTCCGATCCTTGATGAAGTGCGCGAGGAACCCAGTCTGAGCGTTTACATCTGGGCGCTTGGCGATCTCGTTGCCGTATGTGAGCTTGAAACTCTCGATCGTCCCGGCGAACGACCCCAACGTGAACAGCCCGGACTTGAGCGCGGGCGGGATGGAGGCGTTGTACACGGCGTCCGTGGGGATGGAAAGGTCTGCAGGACCAGCGTAGAGTCCCTGGAACTCCCACTTGATCTTGCCGAACTCCCCGGCCTTCCCGTCGAGAGACCAGGTGCCGCGGCACCCCGTGACCACGTATTGAATGTCGTGCTGCCAGAAGTAGATCGTGATCGACGGCCCTTCGAGGTCGTCCTGCGGGGCATAGACAACCGGCCCGGTGGTGGGCGTTACGGTCTCCAGCATCCCGCACCCGACGAACAGGACGCCGATCTCCGGAGGCGTGTCCGGAGTCGAGTCCCCGCTACCCTTGACCTCGGTCGAAAACGAGATCTTGATCGCCTCCCCGATGTTGATCGCGGGACGGTTTCCAAAGAACGCCTTGACGTTTAAGCGGTCCAACTTCTTCATCACGACCTCGACCTCGGGCAGGTCGGTCAGGATGGCGTTCGCCGCAGTCGTCGGAACAGGATCGACCCCATAGGAACTCTCGGCCTTTGCCAGAATCAATGCCCTGTTTTTAAACATTTACCTCACCTCCTACGGCGACCCGACGGGGTGCCGATACAAGATTTCGTAGGTCTGCTGCAAGGCGATCAAGCCCCGTCCGGGGTCCAGGGAAAGAATGTCCGATCCGGTACGATGACAGTTCATGGCCGTGCTGCCTCTTGTCGGGTCGGCGGACAAGGCCGTATGGATCGAAGCGAAAACCAATTCGGCGTCCGTATCCTTACACCACGCCTCCACGACCACCCGCCAGGTGAACACCTCGTACCCCGTGGACCGTGCGGCTTCCTGATCGGATCCTTGCAGAACGAACAGTGCCGGAAGCGTAAGCGCGTCGAGATCCACCTGCTCGTACTTCCCCGTAGTGACGTCCCCCACGCCGGGGATGGCCTTGAGTGTCGTTTCGATGTCGACGAGGATGCCACTGCGGACGCTCATTGGTACCTCTTCCCGAGGAACAGCGTGGTCCAGCCGGTCTCGTCGGGCTGGATTTTGAGAACGCGGTACGCCACGCCACCTACAACGAGGGTGTCGCCGTTCTTCACCCCTGCGATGTCTAAGGACCTGCACCCCGCCTGCCCGATGATCCCCTGCGGCACGATGTCTCCGCCAAGCGATACGTCTCCCACCTCGAGGGCGAAGCAGGTACGGATCTGCTTGGACGATCCGCCCGCGGGGGTGAAGAGCGCGGTCGTGGAGAGGATGTCATCGGTTAAAAAGTCCGTTACCCAGTCGATCATTGCGTCTTCTATCCTTTCGCTTTCTTACCCTTCTTCTCTCCCTCTTCCGCCAGAGCCTCTTCTCCGCTGTGCGGGCCACCGCTGCGCGGGGCATCGCCCGGCTCATCCGATACAACCGCACGCTTGACGGCAAAGAGCGCCCTGGCGGTGTATTCGTCGACCTCGACCACGTCATCAGCGGCAAAGGGCTTGCCGCCGATGCAGCATGGAACGGTCACGATCATCTTCACCATTTCCCTACCCCCTGAAGTTGGCAGGGGGCCGCCCACGAGCGAGCGACCCCCATCGGTTGTGAGTGTCATTTATTAAGCGGATCAGGTGATGCTGGTCGCCAGGGTGAAGGCGACCGGATGTCGGACCGCCACGTCGACGGACTGGAAGGCCACGATCCGGACCGTACCGGCAGAGCTTCCGGTGTAGGGATCGACCAGGATGTCGAGGACTCCCCACTCGCCCATCATGACCTGCGTGAAGTCGCCGAAGAACATGTCCCCCGCGGCGATCTGGTTGGTGACCTCGACCGGGTAACCGTTTAGCTGGTTGTCCTCGATCATGAACACGGGGTAGGTCGTCCCGATCTTCGGGCGGCTTTTCAGGAGCCCGCGGATCGTTGCGTTGGCGACGTACCGCATCCCGGCCACGTCGGCGTTCGCCGCGGCGACCAGCGTCTCCATGTTGACCGCGTTCCCCCACGCAAACGACGCGCCGGCCTCGGAGCCGATCCCGCTGACTCCGGCAATGCCCAACGGCTGGCCGTTGGCCCCCGTCCCGTGGAACAAGGCAAGGTCGATGGCCAGAGCGAGGATCTTGGAGAGGTCGCCCTGCACAAGCCCGTCGACCGCAGGGGTTCCCTGGAGGAGCAACTGGCGGGAGAAGTCGGTGTAGGCGCCGACCGTCTTCGGGGAGAGCGTGACCTGCCCGAAGGTCTGGTTCCCGGCCGTGGGGGCCGTGTTCTCCGCCACCCAGTACGCGGTCGCTGCAGCGGTGAACGAGGGAATCGCGATGTTGCCGACCAGCCCGGAGAGCATCTGGATCCCCAGCTTGGTCGCGATCATCCGGTTCCGGAGCAGCTCGATGAACAGGTCCGGCCGCAGCGTCGTGCCGACCAGACTTGCCCCAGTGGTGGAACCACCCGCCGTAAGTACCGTCCGCTGCTCGGTGCGCAGCGGCACGTCGTAGGGGACAAAGAACGTCCCCCGCTTGTTGTACCCCTCCTTGGAGACCCGCTTCTCGATCGCCATCGAGCATTCCCGCTCGAACCCCGCCTGGCTCCAGTCGCCGTTGATGGCGGCGGCGATGGCCCGGCCGATCGAGTACCGCTTCCTGTCCCCCTCGGACATCCCGAGGTCGGACGGCGGCGTGTCGAGTGGCTTGGTCGTACCGATGTGCTTCAAGACGTTGTGACGGAACTGATCGATAGTCAGCCCGTCGGAAATCGCCTTGTCGCGCATCTCCGCCGGCAGGTTGTGGCGCGAGACGAGTGCGGTGATCTCGGCGATCCTCTCCCGCTCCGCCTTCTGGATCACATCCCGGTTCTCCTGCTCCTTCTGCTCCTTGGCCCGCTGTTCTGCGGCCAACTCCTCTGCGGTCTTGTCCGGCATGAGTTGAACCTCCTTGGCCACGTGGGCCGGTATTTCGACGGGGCCTTTCGGCTCCAACGCCGATTCCTTGCTTCTGCCCACGCCAACGGAGGTATCCGCCGGGATGGGAACCATGCTCACCTCATAGGGAGTCCAGCGATTGATCCGGTAGACTGGCGCCTGTTCCTTGAGCGCGATGTTCTTGATCTCGTCGCTCATCTCCTCGGGCTTGAGCTCTGTCGGGTCCTCGTCGATGGAATACCCGACGGAGACGTTCCGGCGGATGCCGTCCTGGACGTCCCGAAAGACTTCCTCACCAAGCGTCGAGCGCGAGAAGCGCACCGTCGCCCGCCCCATCTTGTCCGGATCGCACTTGCAGTCCTCGACCACGCCGATCTGTTTGTCGGTGGAGTGATTCAGGAGGACCGCTCCGCCGTTCTGCATCCGAGACATGTCCATCGCGCCCGGATCGTGGGAGAGGATCTCGATCCCCCACCAGCGCACGACCGGCTGCTCGGAGGAAAACGCAAGATCGACCGTGCGCTTCTCTCCGTCGATCGATCCCTGCTGAATCGTTACCGCCCGGGACTCTCTCGAGCCCGCCTTCGGGAACTTGCGTTCTTCCACACGATTCGCCATCTCCACCCCCAAAATGAAAAAGGCCGAGTCGCCCCGGCCTTCTTCCGTTCTTTTTCTTTTCTGTCCGAACTATGCGTTCGCGCTTACGTCCTTGCCGTTTCCTTTTCCCTTCCCCGATCCGTTGGTGGGTGCGGGAGGAACCTCCTCGACCGCCGCATCCCCTGAGGCGTCTTTCCCCCCGCCTTTGAAGTCGAATGCTAGGCCAAGCTCTGCTGCCAGATTGGACTCCTCCTTGATCTCCTCGTAGATGTCCTCTAAGTCCCCACCCATCTCGGTTACGACCTGCGTGGAGGATTTAAACCCCGCCCCCACGGCAGCACGGGCGGCTTCCACATCCTTTAGCGGATCCACCCAGGCCCACCGCCTGCCCGTCCACTTCGGAGCGTTGAACTTGTCGAACTTCGATAGCGGCAGCTTTCCGATCGCACCCATCGTGAGGGCCATCTCCAGCCAGTTCGCAAACACCGGATTTAAGAGGTTCTCGATCAGCCAGACCTGCCCCTCTTTCCACTCCTCGCGTTCCTCGATTAACCCCGCCCGGATGGAAGAGAAGTTCACCGAGGACAGATCCTGCGAAAGGGTCGCATACGATGTTCCCAATCCGGCTGCCACCCCGCGCAGGCACGCCTCGATGAACGGCCCGTGCTGCTGGTCGGGGTACTTCGGATCGTAGGAGTTAAACTTCCAGCCCGGAGGCAGTTTCTCCATCTGCCCGGGCTCGGCGGACATGATCGGGTTGCCGCTCGCGTCCTTCCCATCCCCCTCGAACTGATCACCCATTTCCGTCTCGTAGAAACCCATCTTGCAGGCTGATACCCGGGCGTTGATCACCGCCGCCTCTTCGTATCCAGAGAGCATCTTTAGCCTCAGCATCGAAGGCGTCATCTGCGACACGTCCCGGGTGGCGTCAACCCGCTCGGGGTCGTAGAGGTGGATCATCTCGGAGGCCGGGATGCGAACGTAGGGACCCCCGCTTTGCTGCGACTGATTCCATCCAAGCGACGGCTGATACTCCCGGACGTAATACGCGATAGGCTTTCTCTGCGGGGTGATCTCGATCCCCATCCGAATGATGTTGCCGTTGGGAAGGATGTCGTTGTAGCGCTCGTCGATCAGTTCCGGTTCAATCAGCTGGAGTGCGAAGCCGTACCTGTTGACCTCGCTTCCCTTGAGCATCCGGAGGAAGATCTCCCCGTCTCGCTTGACCCCCGTCACGCACATCGACTGGACCTTCCGGAAAGAGAACCGCCCGGAGATTTCACAGATTCCCTTCCGGCTCCAGTCGTAGAACTTCTGCTCGATCAGATCGTTGGCGAACTTGTCGAGCCGGTAGACGATCCGTCCGTCGGGAGCCACCGACGAGTCCCTCGCTTTGACTTGAAGGGCGAAGCCCTCCGAGCCGACGATGTTCTTCCGGCAGGCCCGGAGATACGCCTTGGCGTACGGGTCGTTCTGCGTGAGCTCCCGGGCACGGGAGCGGATCACCTGCATCCCCGCCCGGACATCGGAGTCGGCGCTCGTCGGATAGAAGATCCAGTCGGAAGTAAGACGCGAGATGTTGCCGGCGGCAAAGCTGCGCTTACCAGCCAACTCGTCCCTGTGGACGAATCCCATCCTGCGTGCGATGCGTCGCAGGATGCTCACCATGGCCACCTCCAGACGCGGTTAAGCGGCCATGCCCCGCGGGAGGTGTCATCCCGGAACCGCGTCAGGATCCGGTTTCCCGGTTCCTCTCCTTGCGCCACCTTCTCTGCGGTCTTCTCCCGGGCTACTTCGGCCTTGTAGAACGATCGCCACTTCACAAGTTCTTCGGGTTTTAAATACTGGATCTGCCGGTTGTTGATCTGTACGGATCCTTGCGCCTTGCTCGCCCGCCCCTCCATCGTTGCCTCGATGGCGTCTAACACCTTCTGCGCGTGCGAGCGGCCATCGAACCCCACGTCCTGCGCCACGAGATTCGTCCGGATATGGATAGAACCGCTCGCAATCGTATGCCTGGCGCCGGTCACATCGGTTACATAGGACTGCCAGGCATAGATGCCTGGTTGGAGATAGGTAGACCAGTAGGGGACGGAGAACTTATGATCCGTTCCGGCAGGCGTGGAAACAAGGTTGAGTTTCGACGCCCCACGGATGGCATAGCGCATCGTCCACGTCGGAGCCGGGTACTCCCCCGCCGATTCCGTCCACGAGAGCGAGTCGCCTGCAAAGATCGTTTCCGGGATACCTGGCATCAATCCTCCCATGGAACAAGACCTTCTCCTTTTCGGAAAAGGCACCGGTAATTCATCGCTTCCTCGGGAAAACCCGGCAGAGCCAATTGTTCCCTTCGCTCGGGCAAAACGGTAATCTCTATAATCATTCCCCGGAGGACAATCGAGCGTGAACAGCCTAGTTGAATATGCGAACTACATCGACACCCACCGGGTTCGAGTGATTGAAAACCTCGACCCGGAATCAATCGACGTATACGTCTTCCTTTCGAAGCGATTCGATATTTGCGACGTATCCAAAGACCTGTTGTTTCAGTCCCGTTTCCGATCCTTCTACCGTCTCGACAGCGCAGGTCTCACAAAGGAGTGGAAGACCGAGTACTTCAATGTGCTCCAGGCGCTTCGGGGAAGGGATTCAGCCGATTTGCGGACCCTGGCGTTCAACTTTTACTTGATCCCGCGAATCAAGGGCGACAACAGCCTCCAATTCTCTTTCGTTACGAAATTGGCCCACACGCTTAACGCTTCCTCCCCGATCTATGACAAGGAAATTGCGAGCGCCTTTGCGTTCTCCTGGCCTATTTATGGCTTGCTCGACAACCGCATGGATCGGCTCCTGAAATTCCATGAATGGCTCAAATCGGCCTATTCATCCATCATCGCCGACGGACTCATGAGCAACACCATGCACGCGTTTCACGCCAAATTTCCCGACAAGGTTTCATCCTTGGCGGACGTCAAAATTCTCGATTTCATATTCTGGTCGGCCGGAAAATTGATCCGGACAGGACAGCTACCGGATCCCCCTAACCACGTGTTCGAACCGGCACGCCGCAGAAGGCGAGGGTCGAATAATCAATCGGAACCTCCCCCTTCGCAGTAACCAGCCGTAGGGCTACCAGCGATTTACAAACCCCCTGCCTTTCCTTGGCACCGAGGTTCCCAGTGTCACCAGCGGGGTTATGGTTTGCTGCTCCGGTTGCGCAGGCGAAGGTTCCGATACTTTGACCTGCGCCTCCATCCGCTGCGCGATCCGATCGAGGTTCGCGTTCAACGATGCGTATGCGGCGAAGGCGTACACGGCGCAATCAAGCGCTTCGTTCCTCGCCCGGATCTGCTTCCAGACCCGGGTCGGGATCCCCTTCACGTGCTTGGTCATCAACTTCTCAGCGGTTAACTGCTTGAACCACTCGTCATCGACATCCCGTGGAAAGTGGATGTACCCGGGACCAAACTCCGACAATCCCAGGCGAGAGAAGAGCAGCCCCTTCGCCGTATCCGTCCCGACGATTCCCAGGACCACCTTCGCGCGTGTGCGCCGTGGAGTGAGTTTCAGAAGCGGCAAGCCGGCCCCGGACCGCCCGATGATCGCCCAGATGCGCCGTGATTCGCGCTTTCTGCAGAAGTCGTAGACCTGCTGGGTAGCGTGGCCACCGGAGTCCACGCAGGCGGAAGCAATCCGCAGGACCGTCCCCGATGAATGCGGGGAGACTTTAAGCAGCCAGTCGTCTAAATCCCGCCATACCTGCAAGGAGGTCTCGGGGTTTCCCCGGAAGACCGAATGGCGAATGACCCACGACTCCTCCCCTAGACCAAAGCCCCAAGCCGTCGTCTCGATGCGATCCCCTTGGACATCGACCCCGGCCGTGAGGAGCAAAATACCTTCAGGAAGTGGATCGCCGATCCCGTAATCCTCGCGGCGGCCGCCAAGGGCAGCATCGTCAACGGTGATCCCTTCCTCTTCCCAGGTCTCTCCGAGGGAGGTGTTGACCCACACCCGCAGCGTCTCGGGCCGCTTCTTCGCCTCGAGGAAGTTCTCGGCAACCAACGACCACGGCGACCAGGGGGAATACAGCTCGTTGATGTGGAATCCGGCGGTCCGCTGGACCCATGGTTGGGTTGCCACCCACCGCCCGTTCCGGATCATCCGGTACTTGTCCGGTTCGGTAAGCTGCGCTCTGCAATGCTCGCACTCATACCGGACATTGATCGCCCGCCCCTTCTCGTCCCGGTCGAACTTCACCTGGCCCCAATGCAGCACCTGGTATGCGCCACAGGTGGGGCATGGCACCTCGTAGTGCCGCTGGTCCGACTCCTCCCAGGCCGCCTCGATTCTGGAGGCACCCTTCGTCGTAGGGGTTGACGTGAGGATGATCTTGCGGTTCCAGAAGTTCGTGGTCCGCTTGATCGCCAGTCCTACCGGATCGCCTTCTGCTCCCGCCGATGGGGGGAAGCGGTCCACTTCGTCCAGAAGGACAATTCGCACCGGTCGGGAGGCGAGAGACGCGGGGGAGTTCGCGCCGGCCATTGCAATGTGCCCGCCAGGGAACGACTTCTCCCGTAGCGTGTTGCTCGAATCCCGGCTACGAGGGTCACTCACCAACCCTTTTAGCGCTGGCGTGTCCCGGAGCATCGGAGCGAGGCGGTTCTTGCTCCACGTCTCCGCCATCTCGATGGTCGGTTGCACCAACAGGATCGGGGCGGCATCGTGGTGCATGTGGAACCCAATGACGTTATTGAGGATCTCTGTTTTGCCGACCTGCGCGGAGGACATGACAATGACCGTCTCGGTACTCGGATCCGAGACGGCGTCCATCATCCCGCGTTGGTACGCTGCCCTGTCCGTGATCCACTGACCCGGCTCGGCGGACGACTCAGACGATAGGCGCCTTTCTGCGTCGGCCCACTGGCTGATCGTTAACTTCGGAGGAGGAGCTACCAAGCGAAGCGATCGCCTGATCGACCTCCTTGCTATTTCCAGTGCCCCCCCGCTTGAAATCGTACTGTGACAGTTCACGCAGCGCCTCTCCGTGCATCTCCTGGAGGATCTTCTGCATCTCGGGGAGGCTGTTGCAGCCGATCATCCGCGGGGGGGCCTTCGTATCCACCGAGTTAATCCGGGAACGAAACGCCACAAAGACCTTCCCAAGTTCCTCTTCCACCACTCCCCTCGGGATCAACTCATTGCGTGTCCTTGCGTTTTCCATCTCCTGCGCTTCCGCCTGGGCCTTGATGAGCCGCGCCCTGCTTGCACGAGCGGCTTCATCGGGCAGAGCATCCACACCGATCGCCCGGTCCCGCAGGTAGCGGATATACCCGCGGACGCATGGGACGAGTTCGTACCTCCCCTTTTCCTCGCGAGAGATAATTCCCTCTTTGACCAGTTGCTGTACACGCTGAGGAGTCAGATCGAGGAGCTTGGCGATGACCGCGACGGGATAGGTTTGTGCTGCCATTTACGCCCTTCGCTTGACGATCAGAGAATCCCACCCTCCAAGGCAGGGCCCGGGGCCTACGACCTCCCACCCTTTCGACCCATACGCTTTGCGGTCCTCGACCAGGATGTACTTAAACAGCCACGCGCTCGCCACGAGGAACGCGCTCCGCCTTATTCCCGGTGAAGTTCTCCCACCGGGTGACGATCACATCGCAATACGGGGGATCGAGTTCCATGAGATACGCCTTCCGGCCCGTCTGCTCCGCTCCGATGAGCGTTGAACCACTGCCCCCGAACAAGTCCAGAACGTTCTCGCCCGGGCGCGAGGAGTACTGCATCGCCCGGGAAGCCAACTCCACCGGCTTCTCGGTCAGATGCACCATGCTCTGCGGGTTGACCTTCTTCACTGACCAGACATCCGTGGCGTTGGTGGGCCCCAACCAATGGTGCGCCGCGCCTTCTTTCCAGCCGTAAAAGCACCACTCGTGATTTCCCATAAAATCCTTGCGCGTAAGGACCGGGTGCTCCTTTACCCAGATGACCGCCTGGGCAAAGTAGAGCTTGAACGCCTTGAGCACGGGTGGATAGTTACCGCAGTTGGCGTACCCGCCCCAGATGTAGAACCCCCGCCCGGGCTCGAGCACTCGTGCGATGTTGCCGAACCACCTCTTGAGAAGCCGGTCGAACTCATCGTCGGAAACAAAGTCGTTGACCAGCGGCCGATCCTTGGCACGCATCTTCTTGGTCGTTGGATTTGATTTCTCTGGATGCCGCTCGAGGTCGAACTTCTGATGGTGTGTCTTCGTAAACGAACTGTTCCCGGCGGCAATCGCGTTGTTGCTCCGGGGCTCGACCTTCACGTTGTACGGCGGATCGGTGTTGACGAGGTGGATCGTCGCCCCGCCCAACAGGTAATCGAGATCTTCCACGCTCCCGCTGTCCCCACATAGGAGCCGGTGGTTTCCCAGGATCCAGAGATCCCCGGGTTGCGTGATCGCATCATCGGGTGGTTCAGGCACCTCATCGGGGTCGGTTTCCCCGGCGGTCCCAACGATCCCGGCAGCCAACTGCTCTGCGAGCTCCTCATCGTTAAACCCGGTCAGGTCCATGTCGAAGTTGGCGTCTTGAAGTTCGGTCAATTCGATCGCCAAGAGGGAGTCGTCCCACTCGGAAGCCTCATGGGATCGGTTGTCCATAATCCGGTACGCCTTGATCTGATCGGGGGATAATCCTTCGGCCACATGCACCGGGATCTGCTCCATTCCAAGCTGCTGTGCCGCCAGGTAACGGGTGTGTCCGACGACGATGACCATTTTGCTGTCTACGACGATCGGCTGACGCCACCCAAACTCCTTGATGCTGGCGGCTACTTTGGCCACCGCAGCCGCGTTATTCCTTGGATTGCGGGCATATGGGACGACCCCGGCTAGGGGCATCATGGCGACTTTCAAGGGGCCTCCAAGAAAAGAAAAATGGCAATAAAAGTTCTGTGGTTAGAAAGAAATCGGGGTCGCGGGGAACCCGCGGTAAAAAGGCCCGGGAAGTACCTATGGACCCTCTTTGATCGCCTGATCCAGCATGCCCGCCATGACAGGGCCCGCCACCTTGTCGATCGTCTGTATCGCTGTATCAATCAGGTGGACGCGTTGGGGCTCGGGGGTCTGCTTGCGTAGGACGAACAAGGGCACGAGGTGCGCCAGTCTGCCGCTTCCTTGGCGTTGATAGATGATCTCGTTGCCGTACTTCGATTTGAGTTTGAACGTGTTCTTCAGATACTTCGGACTTCTCGTTACAGCCAGCCTTGACCCGGGCTGCCAGATCATAGGCATAGCCAGCGATGATGCCTTGCGTGGCGTGAGTATGGTCTTCGTTTCCTGCTCGATCAGCCAGGGAGCAGCCGTCGACACTTCGGCAGTCAGGTCGTTCTTGTATGCCTGTTTGCGATTGATGCCGTATTTGTAGCCCTTCACAAGCCAGTTGCCACGGACAGTCAGCATCGATCGTGCGTTCCCCATCATCGCGTCCTGCGCCTGATTCGCGATCTCTGTCAGCGCACGTGCGACATAGTTCGGGATGCGATTGACGCCGAGATCTCGCAGGTTTCTTACCAGTCCTTCAATACCCTTGACCTGGATCTGGATGTCCACATTCGCTCCAATGAGAACGGCCGGATCTCCTTGGTAGGAAACCCGGCCGTCGTGGGAGGTCATCTCCCGGCAGTTCAACCAGTGTATTCCGAGATTACTCCTTCGATGGGGGGATCAGGAAGGGGCCAAAATGGGGCAGGGAGAAAATGGTCAGTACATTCATTTGCAAAAACAGAGGGCAGTTAACGCATAGACCATGTCTGCAAATTTTGATAGCATTGGACAAAATATTTTTAATCACTCGCAGGGAGCGATTATATAGACGCCATACAAAACCCACCACATGAAGTGTCATTAAGAATATGTTGTCGAAAGGGGATTAATGGGCATATTTGATAGAATCTTTAAAAATAAAAAATCAAATATTTCTCCAGCGGCCGAAAAGGTATTCGATAAATTATATAATTTCTTGTCTGATGATGCTCTTCAAATCTCAAACTTACCTCTCGCTTTAACTAATAAATTCAAAGAAGGTGTTGATCAGATTCCAAATGGAATCGGAGAATTTGGTAGGTCAATTAATAATCCAATACCAGTTAATGGACCAATCGGCGAAGTTGTATATTTATCTCGTCTGGCAACAGAAGACACATCAAAATTAATTATATTTCATCGACTTGGATCTGTAGAAAATATAGACGTATATGAAACAGTAAGTATTGACGGATTAAAATGGGATATTTTATTTCTTGATTTTTATTACAAAAGTAAATCCTCAATATGTCCGACTGGATATAAGGTGGTAAACATAAAAATTCAACCCATGATATATGGCACAAATAGTAGAATTATTGATTTCCCAATAGGAATAGGTGATGCGGTTAATCAATTTTCTCGAACAATCATTGGTTTCCCATTGGTTTCAAAAGAATTGCGTATTGCAGAAGAAACAATTAAATACAACAGAGATTCCAGCCATATTTTGAAAATTAAGCGTTTGGAAGAAAGCGGAATTACTTTGGCTCCACTCTATTCTGAGTTAAAACCTAAAAAACAAGGAGACATCAGTAATTATAAAGACCATAAAAAGGTTACAGAAGCTAATACTTCTGTATCAATTGAGCCTGCATTAGTAATTATGCTTGGGCCACCTTCGGACAATGAACAAAAAATTATGTTTGAAAAATATCAGGAAGCATTTAACATAAATAACGTAGAGGACAGCAAAGATTGGGAAAATTTTGAAAAGTACATGTTAAATAAATTGTTTTCTAGGAAGAACAACCAGTCTAGCCAAATTGAAGAATTATTTTATCGTTTACTAAAGGTTCCAATTAAAATTAATGATTACAAATTTGTTTTCGGTAATCACCAGAATAAATGGGTCGCTGGATTTAGCATCCCTTCTAGTGCTGTAATATTTGATAATATTCCGAATATGAAATGGCCACCAAAAAAGGAAATTATGGGCACTGCTGCAGATGTTTTTGGATATGCTTTACAAAGAGAATGGGTTTTTGTGTATTCAATAATTCCACCAAAGGATAATAATGCAAACGCAGAAGGATTACATCAATCAGTCCATAACGATACAATAACATGTAATCATTGCGGATCCGTCGTTGGTATTGATTCTATTGAGTGCCCAACATGCAATCGGCCTATTGGATAAATATTATTTTATGATCAGGCAGATTCAAGCTCTTTTCTCATATTAGCTATGGCATCTTCCATTATTTTCTTAGTAAATAAGCTCATTTTCTCCTCGGCAAGTATTGGTCTTATAATGCTATGTTCAACTTCATCAATGCTTATTCCATTAGAAACACCTAGCCTTATGTCTGAAAAAAGCGATTGTGCGGCCTTCATTATCTCAATTGTGTCAAATTTTTCGTAATTACCTCCACTCGACATCATTTTATTGTCTACGCGATTTGCGACTGATATCATTGTTTTTGTATTCAACTGTATATTAAATTTACAAGTACCCCTAACTGCACTCATGCCTTTTTCTTTGAACCATTTGAACATGTTATAGGCTCCTTACATTGACATTATATAAATGATAGTATGCCGTATTAGGCTGCTCTTGCGCTGCCTATCGTACCGTTTGCCACCTCTACAACACGCATCCGATGATCGCATCTGGTAAGCCGCCTGCTTCAGGCGGTGGTTAGGCGCAAAAAGATAATTCGTAATTATCATATTTTAAACTCATGAAAAAACTGATGGTCTATTTCAAATGTTCTGAGAGGCTTCAACCCCAACTCCAAGTTTTCACACATATCTATGAGCTTTTCTCCATCGACAAGTTCGATAGGTGGAACCCCGTCTCTGACAGCTTCTTTCTTGGCTTCACCCGTAAAAGTACCGGTTGTAATAATGATCCCTTTGTCAGCACGACCCATCATTGCGCCTCGAAAATCTCGGACCTGCGAAGGAACAATCGCCCCCGTATATCGCTTGCATTGGAACAACACCTTGAAACTTACCAATGCATTGACCTGTAATATGCCAATTCCATCAATGCCGCCATCTCCTGACCGGCCGGTTACGCTAACCTGCTCGAAACCAGATTCCCTAAGAAGTCGTTGGCAGAAACGTTCAAAGCCTGAAGGTGAGAGAGACATTAGGGTGTCTTGTAGTTGTTTCCGATAGCTACCCGGGCTTGGAGATGGTGTTTCCTCAGGTGCAACCGCTTCTTCTTCCGTTTCAACTTCCTCGCCTGTTATCTCTTGTTCTTCGACTGCCGCAAATCGGCTATGAACATCTCGGAATAACATCAGTGCTTCCTCATGGGATATCGAAACGTGGGAGCGACCAACGTCTGTGAGGCTCCAGACACCACGTTGAGAGGCATCAATGTATCCTGCCTTGGCAAGATAGAAACGCGCCCATGCCACCTGATTTTTGAATCGTGGAGAGCCACTTGGTAATTTTTCTGTCATCTCATCGTCGGATATGCTCAACTCCTCAGCTACGCGGTCGTATACTTCGGACGGACGACCAGAGCCCCCTAATTGATCCAGTGCCCTGAGAACCGGACCGAAATACCGGACAAATTTTGGTCCATTCATGCTTGTCTCCATGTTTCTTCTACTTTATTAAAAGACATCATAACGCTCCGCTTCAGCTGCGGGCGCTCAGCAGAAACAGGGCAGCCGTCAGCTGCAAGCCGTTGTGTAGACCGTTTTCCATAAAAATTCTTTTATCTCCGCAGATAAGCGATGTACGGACATTCAAGTTCAAGAATGGCGTAGACTCTTCGTATTTTTCCCCCACTCCCTCGGCGAATGAGGTATTCACCTCTTGTTGGCAGCATATCCCTTCTCCAATTTGCATCCTGAGTCGAGTACCACTCAATCGTAAAGGATGGTGGGTCATGCATACTCGAAGATTTCATAATGTTCTTCACGCGGAAAGCACTGGCGTACACATTCGAGCCGAAAGGATGAGGAACGGATATAGACTGAGGAATCATGTCCCATTCTTTACCAGGCAACCGAAAACTCCTACAAAAACCTACCTGGCTACGTGGATCAAGGGCGCCTGGACTGTCGGAACAAAGAACATATACACGCGATGGATTATGCGTTTGTATAAGATTACGCCACAGATCCAAGGTCTTGCGATGCTGAAAAGACCATAGCGTCCATCCATTGTCCTGAATCTCGCGTGCTTTCCGTGTCAAGATCGAATCACGATGCTCAGAGGCATGCGATCCAAACGGGTGCCAAAACCCAATACTGAAATCACTCCAGTTCATGCCGGCTTTCTTTCAAGATCATTGTGTAAAACCGGTCTAATGCGTATTAGGCTGCTCGTGCGCTGCCTATCACACCGCCTGCCACATCCACCTGCTGACAAAAGAATTGGGAAATAGGAAGAAGGAGACAAGTTTAAGACCGATGTTCCGGATGTTGACGAAACAGCAGAGAGCCACGGACGGGATCTTCGTATCGCGGTGTTACAGGGGACATTGAACCCCCAGAGCCGAGCCGCGTTTAGGACTTACGTGCCGGCGCTCCAGGAAGTATAGCGAAACCCGCGTTCCCTATCAAATCGTGGTAAGGCTGGACACGTAAAATAAAAATCAGACGGGAATAGTGATTCCGCAGGTCGGGCATTTCTTAATCGCTCGATTCTCCACCCACGCCTCCAGCGCCTTCGACGACACATAGATCGTTCCCCCCCGCCTGTTTGCCGGGAAATCCGGATACCGCTGCGTATTCCGACGCAATCCGGCCACCATTCCGAGGCCAAACCGGCCACTGTTCCGACGTAAATCCGGCCACCGTTCCGAGGGGAATTCGGCCGGTGTTCCGAGCCGATTCCGGCCACTTTT